AGCAATGTAAGGAAAGTGTATGGAAGTATAAGGGTATGTGGGAAGATTTCTCCGGTACAGTCGGCTTTTGGGCTGATATGGACGACCCTTATGTAACTTACGACAACAACTTTATCGAGTCTGAATGGTGGGCATTAAAGCAAATTTGGGAAAAGGGACTTTTGTATAAAGGTCACAAAATCGTTCCGTATTGCCCGCGTTGCGGTACTCCGCTTTCTTCACACGAAGTTGCACAGGGATACAAGGACGTTAAAGAACGCAGTGCTACTGCTAAGTTTATCGTAAAGGGTGAGGAAAACACATACTTCCTTGCTTGGACAACAACTCCTTGGACACTTCCGTCAAACGTTGCACTTTGTGTAAACCCTGTTGAAACATATGTAAAAATTAAAGTAGGTGACGAGAAGTTTATTTTGGCAGAGGCACTTGTTGAGACAAACTTCCCTGATACAGAATATGAAGTGGTTGAAAAGTATGTCGGTACTGACCTTGAATACAAGGAATATGAGCCGCTATTCAATTTCGTAACACCTGATAAAAAGGCTTATTATGTAACTTGCGACAGTTATGTAACTCTTACAGACGGTACAGGTATCGTTCATATCGCTCCTGCATTCGGTGAGGACGACGCGAATGTCGGCAGAAAGTACGACTTGCCTTTCGTACAGCTTGTTGACGGTAAGGGTGAAATGACTAAGGAAACACCTTGGGCAGGTACATTCTGTAAAGATGTTGATAAAGAAATTCTTGTAAATCTTGAAGAAAGAGGTCAGCTGTTCAATGCACCTAAGTTTGAACACAGCTATCCGTTCTGTTGGAGATGTGATACACCGCTTATCTACTATGCACGTGATACTTGGTTTATCAAGATGACAGACGTTAAGGACGACCTTATTAAAAATAACAATACAGTTAATTGGATTCCTAAGACAATCGGTGAAGGACGTTTCGGTGCTTGGCTTGAAAACGTACAGGATTGGGGTATAAGCCGTAACCGTTATTGGGGTACTCCGCTTAATATTTGGGAATGTGAATGCGGTCACAGACACGCAATCGGTTCTATCGAAGAACTTAAGTCAATGTCTGATAACTGTCCTGATGAAATCGAACTTCACAGACCGTTTATTGACGCTGTAACTATTAAGTGTCCTGAATGCGGTAAGGAAATGCACAGAGTTCCTGAAGTTATCGACTGCTGGTTTGACTCGGGTGCAATGCCTTTTGCACAGTGGCACTATCCGTTTGAAAATAAGGATATATTTGAAGAAAACTTCCCTGCTGACTTTATCAGTGAGGCGGTTGACCAGACAAGAGGTTGGTTCTATTCACTTCTTGCGGAATCGACTTTGCTATTCAATAAAGCACCGTACAAGAATGTAATCGTTTTGGGACACGTTCAGGATGAAAACGGTCAGAAGATGTCTAAGTCTAAGGGCAATGCGGTTGATCCGTTTGACGCACTTGAAAAGCATGGTGCGGACGCAATTCGCTGGTACTTCTATTCAAACAGTGCCCCATGGCTACCGAATCGTTTCCATGACGGTGCGGTTTCGGAAGGACAACGTAAGTTTATGGGTACACTTTGGAACACATATGCGTTCTTCGTATTGTATGCGAATATTGACGGGTTTGATGCAACAAAGTATACTCTTGAATACGATAAACTTTCGGTAATGGATAAGTGGCTTTTGTCAAAGCTTAATACACTTGTTAAGACAGTTGACGATAACCTTGCAAATTACAAGATTACAGAAACGGCAAGAGTGCTTGATAACTTTGTTGACGAGCTTTCAAACTGGTATGTAAGACGTTCGAGAGCACGTTTCTGGGTTAAGGAAATGACTCAGGATAAGATTAACGCGTACATGACTCTTTATACCGCGCTTGTAACGCTTTGTAAGGCGGCTGCACCGATGATTCCGTTTATGACAGAGGATATTTATCAAAATCTTGTAAGAAATATTGATAAGTCTGCTCCGGAAAGTATTCACTTGTGCGACTTCCCTGAATATGACGAAAAACTTATTGATAAAGAACTTGAAAATGATATGGAAGAAGTTCTTGATATAGTTGTGCTTGGTCGTGCGTGCCGTAATACTGCAAATATTAAGAACCGTCAGCCAATCGGTATGATGTACGTTAAAGCACCGGAGGCACTTAGTGATTTCTATATTGACATTATTGAGGACGAACTTAACGTTAAAAAGGTTGAATTTACAGATGACGTTGCCGCATTTACTGCATATAGCTTTAAGCCGCAGTTAAAGACTCTTGGCAGACGTTTCGGTAAGAATATCAACGCAGTAAGAGAAATTCTTGCTAATATTGACGGTAGCAAGGCTATGGCTGAACTTAAGGAAACGGGCTCACTAAAGATTACTGTTGACGGAAACGAAGAATCGCTTGCAGAAGAAGATTTGCTTATCGAATCGGCTCATAAGGAAGGCTTTGAATCAAACAGCGATTACGGTATTACTGTTGTGCTTGATACAAACCTTTCTGAAGAACTTATCGAAGAAGGATTTGTTCGTGAAGTGATTTCAAAAATTCAGACAATGAGAAAAGATTCTGATTTTGAGGTTATGGACCACATCAAAGTAAGCTGTGAGGGTAACGATAAGATTGCTAAGATTATCACTGATAATGAAAGCACTATCAAAGACGAAACTCTTGCAGATGAAGTTGATACAAATTCTGCCGACGGTAACACAAAAGAATGGAACATCAACGGTGAAAAGGTAACACTTGGTGTTAAGAAACTCTAATTTGGATTGACAGAAAATCATATACATTATATGGTAACATATTAGTTGCAAGAACTCAAAAACCGCTTAAACACTACGTTTAAGCGGTTTTTTTAAGGCTTGAATTTATACTGATTTTCAGAGATTGACTATATTTTGACTATCAGAGAGATTATTTTGAGCATTGAAGAAGTCGTTTATTTTATTGATAGATGCAGAAATTTGCTGATTGTCGAGGTGGGTATATATATCCAACGTTATCTGTATGCTTGAATGACCGAGCAGACGTTGAGCAGTTTTTACGTCTATGCCGGCATAGTATAAGTTAGTAGCATATGTGTGTCGGAACATATGCGGAGTTATATCGTTAGCTATTAGCCAGATTGGTCTTTTGCCGACATCTTCTTTTTTTCTTTTGCCCTGCTTCGGAATTGTACCGCCTGCGGCAAGATTTAATTTATATATCACATCACGCCATATTTTTCTAAATTCTGAAAGTGTAAGCAGATTGCCGTCCTCTGTTGTGAAAAGGTATATGCTATTTATACTATGTATATAATTCATCAATGATTGCAATAATTTATCGGGTATAGGTATTTCTCTGTTACCGGCTTGAGTCTTTGGAGAAGGCTTTATTGTGCTACTTCTATACTGCATAACAAGATTTTTTGAAATCGATATTTTTTTGTTAATAAAATCAATATCGCTGACTGTTAAAGAAAGTGCTTCGCCTTTGCGGATACCCGTATAATATAGCAAGTCAATAAATACACGTTCCATAGAATTAAAATCCGCTTTAAATATCAACTTTTTTTCAGCATCGGTTAGGGCTCGCTTTTTAGGTTTCTTTTTGTTAGGCAAGGTTATGCCTAAAGAAATATCCTTATAAATGTACTCGTTAATT